CAGGACTGGTGCTTTATTAAAGTTCCGGTCACGGCCTTTGCAGACATTTCGTCCTGTTTTTACAGCTCGGGAGACATGCATGCTATGGGTTACATAAATGAGACCCCGGTCTCTTTCAAGCCCGCAAGCAATGTCGTGGTTCCCGGCCACTATCTCAAGACAAACATATCTAGAGCTTTCACTTACAACTACCAAGAAGCTGGTATTTGTGGAATGCCCCTAATCATGGAGCACAACACTGGAAAATCAGCTCACGGATGCATAGTCGGTATCCACGCTCTGGGTAATGTTACAGCAAATGTCGGCTGGTCAACGAGCATTACCGAGACTTTGGTTAGAGAAGCCATTAAGGTCTTGGATGCTCAATCTAAAGGGGTGATAGTGTTCCAGTCTTTTGACATCCCAGTTGAAGAGACACACCGACCTCGCATGGCGTGCAATGTCGGCGGATCCACTGTCCCCTACGATTCTCTTGGAACCATGGGCAAAAACAGGTCGAGTCAGTCTAAGAGCAGTCAAGTGAGAACTGAATTTCACGAGATATTTGCTCCGAGAATGGACTCCCAGTTGACCATACCCAGACTTCAATGTGACGGTTTCCTTGACGGGGAGACTTTCTACAGCCCGGCCTATCACAAGGCCAAGTCTTTCGAGACCAGAGCTGTGAATTGGAGCCAAAGAGAATTGGACAATGCTGTAGAAGACTACTGCACGGACATGCCAGAAACTGTCCTGAAGCAACCCTTGAATATCAAAGATGCCATTAATGGTACCGGAGATTATATTAGTGGCATTAATTTGTCCACCAGTATGGGTCAGGCCAGAAATTTCTACGACGTTAAGACTGATATTCTCAACAGAGAAGAACTTGATGAAGACTTGGTTAAAACCATCGGTCTCCTGATTGAAAGTCTAGACGCAGGTGAAGTTCCAGTGTTGTATCAAAGAGCCTGCCTTAAGGACGAGCCCATCAAGGTTTCTAAGGACAAAGTTTTGAAGTACAGATATTTTAATGTGTCTGATATTCCTTGGCTAGTTGTCTGCAGAATGTACTTGGCTCCGATCCTTGAATACCTTTATAAAAACAAGGAATTCTTTGAGGCCTATGGCGTTTGGAACCCAGCTTCCCCCGAGTTCGGTGAAATGATTGAGCGGTTTAAGAAATTCCGCAATGTCCTGTTTATGGACATTTCTCACATGGACTCCTCGCACAAGAACTTCATAGCCGAAGCCGTCGGCGAAGTCGTGAAAAGAATGTGCATGAAGGTGGGCTACAGCGAGAGAGATGCAGAGATCTCTAAACTGATTACAGTTGCTTCAGTTTTCTCCATTTTAGATTACAATAACGATCTCTACTTCTCTTGCGAAGGCATGGGTTCAGGAATCTTCCTGACTTACGCTTTCAACTGCTGGGTACTCTCTCTTTTGTATAGAGTTGCCTGGTTTAGGATTTGTGCTGGACTATTCCGCAAACACAATGTTCTCATTTGTGGAGGAGATGATTCTTGTCTCTCCACAGCCAACGACGTTTATGATGGCGTTCACATCTCTGAAGTTTTCAGAGATTATGGATATGCCATGACTCCGGCTGAAAAAGACTCTAAGGTTCAAGCCTTTGAGTCCATGTCCGACTTTGTATTCCTTCAAAGGGTACCTTATGATCTTAACGGTCAGATTGTCGGGCAGCTGAAGCTGCAGTCCATCTACAAGAACTTGTGTTTCCGTGGCATCTCCAAAAATGTTACGGAAGTCCAGCAAATGCGGCAGAAGATCGATGCTGCCTGCCGCGAATTGGTCCTCTATGGAGAGGATGTATATAACGAACATGTAGCCCTCCTTAAGACGAAGGAGTGTTTTGGCTACGAGTTCAAAACCTACGATTACCTCATCGACAAGTACTTTAAGTACGAGTTGTACGAGGGAATCGCTTGATCCCCTTATGGGACTTTGAACATAAGTTTAGAAAAACTGTTCCCTATATGATGTGACCTTGCTAATGTTGACGTGTGACTATAGTAGTGCTATTGTATATGTATCATACACGGATCCTCTGCGGTGACCATGAGTCAGGTCCCGCTGTGAGAATGACTTACTGAAAATAACAATGAACAAATGACTTCTGGGGAGGCTGCCCCAGAAATGAACATATTAAATCAGCCACTCTTGAACATGCCTCTTTCCTCAGCTATTATAAGCACTGGCGAGAGTGCTCAACCTATAGGAGCATCATTTGCTCCGCCCGATGACCAGGTAACCATTAACAAATTCTTGTCAAGAATGGTTAGAATTGGCTCTCTGTCGTGGACATCAGGAACCGTGAATGGAACTATTGGAGAAGCTTACACTTTGTGGCAGGCTGATCCTATGGTCCAATCCAAACTCTTTGGCTACAAATTCTTTCGAGGCAAACCAAAGCTTCGAGTTGTGGTTAACGGGTTTTCCTGGTACTACGGTAAATTGCTAATTACATTTGACCCCAGTCCTGGTTATGACGGTCGTGAATCTGCTTTTAGAGCTGGTGAAATTCTAACGGTCGACAATATCTTTCAAGCATATGTCGCACCCCACATCGCTATCGATCCTTCTCTTTCCCAGACTTACGACCTTGATTTACCGTTCTATTCGGCGATGGAATGGTACAATCGGTTCGTGTCAGCGGCCAACCAACCTAAATTGGACATTAAGTACTTCGTTTACAATACTCTATCGTCTGCCAATGATATCGCTCCTGGAGCGGTTGACCTTCAGTTTTATCTGATTATGGAAGACGTGGAACTCTCTATTCCCGGTATTTTATCGTCCGAAGTGGCTTTTCAGGCCCCGGCTCACAAGGTAGTCC